TTTAATGGAGAGTTAGAAGCATCGCATGACATGACAGTTACAGCTTCTGGAAGTTTAGTTGGTATAGAAGGAGATAGCACACCAGATGGTGTTACTCATACTTCTACTCAAATAAAACTTAATGGTGGAATAAATTTAAGCAGTTCTATATCAGTACAAAACTGTGAGTGGAATCAATCAGCTTACAAATGTGGTTCTTCTAATGGTGCAGTTGATAGTTATACTCTTACAATGAAAGTATTAGATGCAGACGAAAATGTATTAGCTTCATCTACTCAAATAAGAACAACAGATTCTGGTTATAATCTTAATGCAGGATCATTTGATGATAGCTTACATTATAATGGAGTTCATGCTAATAAATACGAATGGTCTTGGACAGGAGTTGATGGATCAGAAAGTACATCATCAGCTTTAATGGGGCCAAATTTATTAGGAGCTGAAATGGCTTTAGATTTTCCTATAGAAGATTACGAACCTTTATCTGCACAAGAAATTAAAGATATGAACGAAGGTTTAGGTACAGCTAATTTAAATGAGTCTGAAATATGGAATGTTATATCTGGACTTGAAGAAAGTATTAGTGAAAAATTAAACGTAGAAACAGGTGGTAAAGTAACAAGTGTAGAACTTACAGAAAATTTTGAGATTGTAGTTACAACATCTAAATCAGCAACTGTTAAAGAAACTGCTAAAGTACAAGAAGTAGTTCAAGTAATGAATAAAACTAAAGCTGTTGAAACATTAAAGAAAGAAGTTATTGCAGAAGTAATTAAAGAAGCTGCTAAAGAAAAACCTAAAGAAACTATTAAAAAAGAATCTACTGTTGTTGCTAAAAAATCTAAACAAAAAGTAGAAACAAAAGAGAAAATTAAACCAGAGTTAAAAGTTATAATGGCTAAGATTGATACTAAAGTAAAAGATCCAGTAAAAAACTTAGAATTAAAAAATTTAGTTAAAATGGATAGAATGATAGAAAGCGATATATCTCTTGTTGCTTATAATAATATAGTATTTTATGTACCTAAAGACATATACCTAAACCAAATTGAAATATTTGATAATAGATCTATATATAAAAATGTTGATTTAGTTAAATATATTGATAACGATATAATGGAAATTAAATTAAAAAAACTTAACGATAATAAATATAAACAAAATATATTATTGTTAGAAATACAGGAGTTAAAAAATGGTTGATAATATTAAAAAGAATTTAACAAACATTGTAGTTATTATTGGACTCATTGGAAGTATTGGAGCAGGATTTATAAAGTATGGTGAAATTATGACTAAGATTGATGTATTAACAAACGCATCTAAAACAATTGATATTTCTATAATTGCTGTACTTGAAGAAAAAGTTAAAGCATTAGAAAGTGTAGATAATACACATAGTCATACTGACATAGCAATTTTAAAAAAAGAAATAGAAGTTCTTAAATTACAATTACAAGAATTAAAATTAAGTAGTGCAAATCCTCTTAGCTAATGGATAAAGATAAAGCAGACGATAAAACTTACGAGAATGAAAGGGAGTTTATGCAAGAATTATTAAATAACACTCCACATGAAGAACAGTTTGAAGAAACAGGCTCTAAAAAGCCTATATCTGAACGTAGAAAGCCTAAGAAGGCGTAATACTACCCATCTGTCATAATATGTTTAACGCTTCTCTTAGAAGGTGTGAGGGCTATTAAAGGGCAACTTCAATAAGCACACTAATACTAAGGCTTTATATAGTAAAAAAAGTGAGTTAACGTCTGCTCACTACAGACAGCAACATAATTTTATACTCTAGAAGCTATAGAGTTTAAAAGTAAGCAACTTAAACCTCCTTGGGCCTTTATCTAGTATAGGTACACTTACAGAATCTTAAACTAGAAATACCATTGTAAGTTTACAAGTCCGAATATTTAAATTACTTACTAAAAGTAAGCAAAGCTTATTATGACCTAATGCAAATTCTTAATAAGTAGAATATTGTATGCAAAAATGGAAACTTTACTTACTAAAAGTAAGCAACATCAAAATAGCATAAACCAATGGTGTTATATATGATTTCACCATACTGGACTATCAGACATTGCTTACTCTAACAGGAGCTAGATAAGTATGAACTACTAGCACAGTATCTCGCTAAAGTGGTACTGTTAGACCAATAAGTTTACAACTTACAATTCTAGTGCTTCAGAAGTAACTGTAAAGCGTCTATTAAATAGAGGCGATTTTTGTTACGACAGGATTACTGTATTGCCTACTTAGGAAGGTACAACTGATTTGAAACCTTCCTAAATTTTTTAACGAAGCATTGGATTTTTTTACTTAGGTAATCATCCTAAGACTGGATTAGATTTAAAACACCTCCAATTCTTTATTTAATCAATGATCGGTGTTTCCAATAACTTCTATCTTTCAGCTAAAAGAATTTTTTAAAACTGTGGTTTGTCATCATCCCAAACATCTGCTTTAGGTGCAGGGGCTGATGCAGCAGGTTCATTATCTTTCTTTGAACTTAACATTCTAATTACTCCACTAAATCTTGGAACAATTATTTCTGTTACATATCTTTTTTGTCCACCAGAATCTTCATAAGTTCTAGTTTCAATTTCACCTTCAAGATAAATTTGAGTACCAGACTTAACATACTTGCCAACCATCTCTGCTAATCTAGGATCAAAGACTACAACTTTATGCCAAGTTGTTTTTTCTTCGTCTTTAATTTTTTTATTAGTTGCAATAGACATATTTGCAAAGGTATCACCTTTTTTAGTTTGCTTTAACTCTGGTTCAGCACCTAGTCTTCCTACTAAAATTACTTTATTGATCATTTTTTACCTCTCTTAGATTTTTAGGATCTATTACTTTTACATTATCAGCAGATCCATTTGAACTGAATTTTGATTTCATTTCTGAAACATATTTATTACTATCAAACATACCAAGAAACACATCAGCATTAAGACCTAAATAACTAAATGCTTTAGTCAATGCATCTGTTGCTGCTTTCTTAGGAGCTTCATCATCTAACGTACCTGCTTTTTTGTATAAAGCACACACACTAGCTATTGGGCCATATGAATACCAAGTATCATTGTCTTTCCATTGTACTTTAACTTCTGCAAACACATTTTGATCTGTGTATGTAAAAGCATTTACAAATCTCCAACCTTTACCAACTGGGCCAAACAATCCTGTCATGCACATAATTTGCGACATTGGATCTATAGTAGTTAATGTTTTTCCAAATTTTGGAAATGGTTTTGTCCACTTAGGATCTGTACTTTTAGCTTGATCCCATATTGTATAGTTTTCATCTTTACCTATTCTCATCATATTCCTTTTGTTGTATATTGATTATTAATATAAGCCTTACTAACTACATAAACATATGCAGATTTCTGACTAAGATTTTTACGTTTATCTTTACGTTCAATTTTATCAAGCTTGAATAACTCTGTCACTCTTGGTCTAACTGTAAATGGACTAAAGTTTAACAACTCAGCAACTTCATCTGCAGTAGCACCAAAATTTCCTTTATTAAGAATAACATTAAAAACTTTATTCCTAATAGTTTCAACACCTTCTTTAATAGCTTCAGCAGCTTCTATAGAAGTTTCTACTTCTCTATGACCTGGAGAGTATGGGTATAATCGTTCTTCCTTCATGCCATTCCTTTTTATTAAAGTTACTAAAGTCAATATATTCTGGTGGTTCTTTATCGGCTTGAACATAATGCCAGAATACTAATTCAGCACTTAGTAATTGTTCTTGAAATTCTTTGTCTTCGTCAACTTCAATAACTTCATACTTTAAATTGCCAAAAAACGCTGATATATATAGCTTATTGTAATTACATACCATCATATTGTGTTGTAATTGTGCTTTGTATTTATCTGCTACTTTCTTTGCATTACTAAAAGCATTAGTATGTTTACACTCTAACAATGCGTTAACACTATCAATTATACCATCTGGGTGAGAGTATAAATGTTCATAATCTTTGTGAACAAAGTGTTCATTGTTTCCTCTGACTTTCATCTCAGATTGTTTTTCAAACCATTGTATATTAAATGGTTCTGTATGTATTCCCATTTGTACTGGTAACACATCTGACAAATCTGGGTATTGACTTTTGCCAGTTTTTTCAGACCACAATTGATGCCAATCGCCTTCGTATATTCTTGTTGCATCTGATCCACCTAATCCTGTGTTACGATCAAATTCTTTTCCGTTTATTA